AGATTGCAATATATCAATGTTATCTATTACTACATTAGGAAAATAAGTATTTAAACTATCCTGTAATGAAGATTTTATTTCACCTATAGTTAGATCATCATTTGCTTCAAATAAGAATTGTCTAAGGTTAGCTCCAAAATTAGGTTGGAACGGTCTTTCTCTTTGAGCAGTAGATAAAAAATTAAGTATGTTATTACGGAATTGATCCTTAGTAGTATAATTAAGGTTAAATCCAATTGGACCATTAAATGGTAAAGACAATCCAATACCTGTACTAGGTTTTAGATCTAATGGATTAATATTTTTAATTATACGTGCCATTATATTTTACCGTTTTCTTTAAATTTACCCATTATTGCTGAGAAATCAGGTACAGCGTTTATTTGCACTGCGTTAATATCAGAGGTTGGTGTTGTAGAAGCTAACATACTTTCCACAGAATCAACTACAGGTGTAGCTTGAGGCATATTATTTCTCATCATACCCATAAAATTAGGTGCCATACTAGCATCTGCATTAATTGCTGTTTTATAATCATCTCCTGTCATAGTCATGGCAGTTTCGTTAAGAATACTAGCTAATAACGGATTTTTCACGTCAGGTACGGGTAGACTTCTTTTAGGTTGTGATTTTGGTGGTAAAATACTAGAAAGAGTTGAAGGTATACGTTTAGTTTGTGTAGGTTGTTTAACTTCATTCAATGTTTCCAATCTACTATCCAACGCCATTTCTACTTCTTCGCGTATAATTTTACGTAATTGTTTTAAAAATTCATCTGTTTTCATATATATAAATATTTTATACTAAATTTTCGACGCTATATCCTTTATTTTTTAATAAATCTGTTATTTCTGTTTTAGTGTACCCAATACTAAGTAATGTTTTAACAATTCTGTCACGTTGTGTCACAGTAATAGCTAATTTTTTAGTTGTTGTTGTTAATATATTCTTTAACGCTGGTATTTGTGTTATTTGATTTTTAATATCAGCCATGGTACTATTTTGTATGTTATAGTTATTAGCTTGAGATACATTACCTACACCTAAATTATTTATTTGATCACTTGTACTACTATCATTTTGTTCACCTAATTTACCAATATCAATTCTAAAAATAAGTTCATTAAATATTACTTCAGTATTAGTAGCAAATGTTGGGTCAGTTGATGTAACTAATATACTTTTATTATTTAAAGCAATTCCGTATCGTCTTTTTAAAGTAATACCATTGTCAACTATCTCCTCAACAATTATTTTTAATATTAAACCTTTATAATATCTAGTTAAACTATTTAATTCTGTTTGGTTTCTTTTATCTCTTTGTAAACGATTAATAATATCAAGTAAGTCTTGACGTTTTAAATTATTTAAATTATTAACATTACGATCACCGGTTTGTCCAAATGTACTATCTTTATTTAAATTACCCAAACCTAATTGATTTAAACGATTCAAATCATTAAGACTATATCCACTGCTATCAAAAGATAAACCATTATTACCACCATTACCACCAGGGATAGTTGTAGGTGTTAAAGCTCCTCCTATACCATTACCTGTTAATCCATCAGTATTAGTTTTAATTCCATTTAAATTATTGGAAGATGGATCTAATAGAGCATTACTATTATTAAAACCAAATTGACCTAATAATACTTCATTTAGTGATTTTCCTGGGTTTTGATCTAATAGAACTTGAAGTACAGGATTTTGGTTATTAAATTGGTTATCATTAAGTAAAATATTTTTTATTAAAGCATCTGAAGCACTTGTGTTTCCTCCTAAATCATTATATCTTTGATTTAAAGCATCATTAATACCTGGGTCTGTATTACCTGCTGTAAAGTCAAATATAGCTGAGTCTATATCTCTTAGGTTACCTAATAAAGATCCAATAGTATTTCTAAAATCATATAATAAAGTAGACACACTTAAATCTCTACAATTTTGAAGTTGATTTATTATATCAAGTAAAATAGATATTATCTTACTTAAGAAATTTTGTACAGTAGTTAAAATACCTATAACTAAAGCTAGACCATTATCAATTTCAGTTAATACTGCTGTGAGTGGATCTAAAATAGTTTTTTGAATAGTTTTAAGTATCTTTTCAAAACCTAGTACTATACCAGCAGTTAAAAACATTGTTGGTAAAACAGCAGTAACAGCATATATAGCTAAAATTACTCCGTTAATAACACTAACTATAGTTTTTAATAAGTTAACTATGTTTTTAATTGACTGTAAAAAATTAATTATAACTTGTATAACATTAGATATACCACGTAGTAAATTTAATAATACTGTTAAAAAAGGAATTAATTTAGCCGGGTCAACAAATTTTTGTAACTTACTTAAATCTAATTTAATATTTAACAAGCCTAATAGATCAGCAGGACTAGCTATACTAGCTACTGCTTGTAAAGTACCTCTAATACTTTTAATTAAATTAATAACAGTATTGATACTTCTAGGAGTTAAATTCTTAGAATCAGTGAATGGAGTTAATTTATCAGCAGCGGCTTTAAATAGATTATTAATCTTAGGTCCTTGAGGAATAACATTGGATTCAATTGTAGGAATTGAATTTAAACTATTAACTACATCTTGTATTTGTTTAGCTTGAATTAATGGAGTAGTTAGTGGATATGTTTTTTCAAATGTGTTTATGAAATTATCAAGTGTACGAGCTAATGTTTTTACATCATTAATAGTTTTATTATTACTAATAGCGGCTGTTCCTACTTGATTAGCAATATATTCTAATATGTTACATAAATCAATATCTTTAATCTCATTAACATTCTTATATACTTTATTAATAGTTTTGTTAAGGTTAGCTTCAGCATCAACAATGCCCTTAAAGATAGTTTGTGATAATTTAGCGAATGCCATACTTTAATAAATAATATTTTTTATAATTCTTCTGTTGGTGATGGTTGTGGATTACCTGTATTTCTGTCTACTGTATCTCTTGATCCTGGAGAGTAATTACGTGGTGGTGGTTCATCATTAGCCCCTATACCTTTACCTTCTGCATTTTCAAATCTATCAGATTTATCTTTTCTATCTTGTTGGTCTGCTTCATTTTGTTGATCACCTTTACTAGTGTAACCTCCTTCTGAATTGCCAGGTGATGATTGGGATGGTTCTTGTACTTCTTCAGTTACTGATGGGGCTGCGGTAGTGACAATGTTTTTACCAACAAACACAACATTAGATTTTAGATCTGTTTTTATTGTGTTTAATTCTTCTAATTTTTTCACTAAACGTCCCGCTTGTATATTCACACCTTGAAAAGGACTATTATTACCTGTGTTAAATACTTTTTCTAATTCTTTAGCTAAATCACTAAGACCAGTTGATAATTTATCTAGATATTCTATTAATGGTTCACCTAAAGCAACAGACGCATTATCACCTAATCCTAATTCAATTCTAGGGCTATTAACAATATATTTCAAACGACTATCAAAATTTAAAGTACCATCTGATGACAGTGCTATAGATCTTTTACCAAATAACATTGTTGAATCATACTTAGAATTAAGTAAAACTCTACCAGAATTTAATATTAATTGATCACTTAAATATGGAAACGCAGGAATATAGTCAGAACTAAAATCTTCAAATTGAAGCATTCTTCCTCCTGGACCTCTAGTAGCGTTAGGGTCAACATTAGGTGAGCCAACATCACCGCCGGTTTGAGCGGCGGCAGCTTCCGCTTCAGCCACAGCTGTATTAGTCTGTGTGTTAGATTGAGAATTCGCTTGACTACTCGCCTGATTAGCGGCGGTGGTGGCGGATGCTGCGGTTTTTTCTGCTTTTTTCTTACCTGACATTGTTTAATTTTTAGCTATAATACCTTATACTTCCTTTAGCTGTTCCTGTTCCATCTAATAGATCACTTACTTTTAAAATAGTATCTACAGATGCTACTTTACTATTAGCGGGATCATTTAATAATACTTCACCTTTAGCGTTTAATCCTTTTACAACAATAAAGTGTGTTCCGTTTTGTCCTTTACTACCTATACTCTTTTTACAAAGTATAAATGGTTTTCCTGTTGATTTAATAAAGTCAACTACTTGTTTATACCCAGTACTTCCACCAGATATTGTTTTAGTATATATGGTTCTTTTAGCTTCTTTAGTAAATAAACGAGATGAATCTAGTAAACCATCTTTATTATAATTCTGTAAAATATAATTTTGTGATACACTAATTTTTAAATATCTTAATATCATAGTACAACTAGCTATAAAGCAAGCGGTGGCGTTAATTTGTTTTTCTCTAGGTACATCATAATAATAAACACCATCTTTAGCTAGATTATTTTCAGTGTCACTACTAGAACTATAATCAGGAGCATCAATTGCTTTTTGTTCTTCTTTATCTAATTCTGCATACTGAAAATCAGATTGGAATTCTTCAATTTCACTAGGTAATAAATCTTCTTCACTAATTGGATTAGTTTTAGAACCAGCTTCTAAACCAGTTGGAGACACTGTCACTGATCCTGTTGGTAAAGCGCTTATACTAGGATTAACACTAGATGCTGGGTTAGAAGGAGTAGCACTACCTGATGTAGATGTAGAAGTTTGGAATATTTTATCTGATAATTGGGCAGCGCTAAGAGAACTACTGTCAGATTCATTAAGAGGAATTTCAGCTCCAATAGGTGAATCTATTAATTGTAATGTAGACTGTATAGGTGTTTGTAATTGAGCCCCAAATGAATTTAAGTTAGTAGAAGATAATTGTATATTAATTTCTTGACCACTACATAAATAAATTGATGCCCCGTCTGAATTTATATCTTCAAGGATAGGAACCCATCCTTCACCTACTAATGCTTTGTTTTGACCATTTCTGATTATAGTGATAGGTTCACCTTCTTTACTTTCAGTATTATTACTCCAAAAGTTAGGTATACTTTTATTTTTTGATGTACTACCAAATCTAATTGACTGTCCAAATCTGCCTTGCATTATAACATCTCCCTCATATGATACAATGTTTCTAATATTAGCTCTTTCTTTAAAAGTACTCCCTAATCTCAAATCAGAACTATTATCTCTAATTTTTCTAATAGATCCTTCAGCTACAGTTAAGTAATCTTTTCTAATGGCGTCTGGTAGATTAGAGGCATTTCTAAGATCAGGGAATCCATTATGATGAGTACTACCCCAAAAGTTAAAAACATTTAAGTAAAAATAATCTTTAGCATTTGGATCACTAGTCAATTTAGTTGATGGACCAGAAATGATTAATACTATTTCCTCTAATAAAGGAAATTGACTATAGTTAGAAGAAATGGGTTTAGCGAATGGTAAAGATACAGTCTTATTAGGATCAGCTGTTTGATAAACAGGAGAGAATTTAATAAAACCTAAACTAGCCCAACCACCATACTTCTTAAACTCAGGATGTTTGTCATCCATAATGATATCCTTAACACGTCCAATTAAGAGAGGACTAGTTATATTACCAACTCCAGTAGGTTTATCTAGAATATCAAAAAGAGACATTAATTAAGTTGTTTTACAGGTTGGTTAGCTTCAAGTTGAACTTTATTTATTTCTTCAAATAATAGTTCTTTATCTCTATCCGACAATAAACCTTCTTCATTAGGATTATTATTAGTCATAGCGCGTTGAACAATACCCGCCATTTTAATTAACGCGTCATCATTCTTAACAGATATTTCTAGGTATTCTTTTAATAGGGGAACAATCATAACGGCGTCACCGGGTTCATTAATGAACTCTTTAAGTTGCGCTATCATTGCGGATAGTTGCTTTTCTTTGTTCTTGGAATTGGAATAAATGTCCTCAAGTAATGAAGAGAACGATTTTTTACCGAATATAACTTTATCAAAATCCATATATTACATATTTGATATAAATATAAAGCTATAAGAATTTTCGGTTAGTACCTAACATACCCATGAGTATGGTACTCATTGTATATATTCTTGTAATGAGTTTTTAACTTCTTGATGATTTTAGTTACTTGTGGCGTAGATGCGTCAGTTATTTCGCGAATATATATATAAAGCGCCTTCTTATTGAATATATCAATGTTTTCACGTTTACGGAACAACTCCATAATAGCGTCAGCTATCTTAGCATCATTTTCTTTAGGGAAGAACGAGTATAAATGTTTGTCGATATATCCCACATAAGCGTCTATAAAATTGAGTTCCTCGTCGGCTAGACGGAAGTTGTCGGTATTGTTAACAATATCTGTTATAATGGTTTTATCGTTGTCTATCTCGTCAACTGTTGCTCTATTCTTAAGCTTCTTATAATTAGCGTTATTATATAAAATAAGATAACGTTTAGCAATGGTTCCAAAGTACGAGAACGCTTTACCTTTTTCTGGTTTGTATAGGTGTAGTTTTTCAAGTAAGAAATAAACTACTTCATGTTGTAATTCAGGAATAGTATCTACTTCAGTATAATAAAACTTAAATGTATGAATAATATTTTCTGTTAATTTATGAAAAGCATAGTCAATACGTTCATTAAAAATTTTATTACGTACAGCCATGTCAGTAGTTTTAACATATTCAACAATAGCGTCTTCTGTATCTTGTGTAAAGTAAACGTTTGCAGTCTTAGGTTTGCGCTTACGTATAGTCCCTTTCTTAGTGAGTTGGACTTCCTTCTCATCAATTAATACACTCATATATTATCTTGGTCTAAATTCGTTTAGTGTTTGTTGAATACCTTTAACAGTTTGAAAGAAGAAACCAATTTCATCATCGGATGAAAATGTTCCTCGCTTATCAATTTCTACAATTAAACGATCTGACTCTGCTATAACAGCATATATGTCTTGAAGTTGTTGTTGTTGTTGGCGTATAATATCTTCTTGACGCTCTAACTTTTTAAGATTGTTATAAACAACGAAGCCTACAATGGTGGCTACCCATAGAATAATAGATATAGTTCCTAATATCATAAGTTTTTAATTAAGTCAGCTAAACCTGGGTTTGATTTACTTAAGTTACTTAGCGCTTTTTGTTTAGCAGCAGGTGCCTTAAATGAAGTTACAGGTTTAGGTTTAGTATTGTTATTTAATAATTTTGGTAACCATTCATGTTCAAATTCAACTCGAGCGGCTAATAAGTCCGCCTGATGTAGAATAAAAATGATTGAAGTACGAGGTTTAGTTTCTGGCATGAAAGATAATAAGTAAGGCTTGTTAGCGTCATCATATAATCCATCATGTAACTTAATAGCTAGTAACTCATTCTTTGTTACTGATATATCAGCTTCATTTAGTAACCATAATCCTCGGTCAGGAACAGACATATACTCCAATTTATCATTGAACATATAAGTCTCATTCAGTTTAT